CGTCTCGTTCGCGGTCATGACGCTGTGGCCGGTGGTGTTCTTCCGCTTCCCCCGGTTCTTCCTGGTACTGCTGTTCTCCGGCATGCTGGTTGGCCTGTCTCAGGCACGGCGCGACCCCCTGCTCTGGGTTGGTGTTGGTCTGACACCTGTTGCCGCGGCCGCGAACTGGGCGTATGGCGACAAGCTCCGCAAGCCAGCCCTCCGCTAACCTGCCCATGCGACCAGGGGTGGTTCCCTGGCCGTGCATGGTCGCCCCTCCGGTGTCCGTGGTTGTTGGGAAGGCCCCTGCTGCTTCGGTGGTAGGGGCCTTCTTCATGGCGGCACAATGAGTGCATTGCACCAGTGCCATGTATCTCACCAACGTTCAGCGGTTGGCCTTGCACCTGGAGGGCTATCCCGATGCCCCGCTGTCCGTGGTTCAAGCAGCGGTGACAGCGACCGGGTACAAGGGCTATGTGGCTCCTGAGTACGTGGCCCCAGCGCCGCCTGCAACGACCGGTGGCACCGGCACTGGCACCGGCACCGGCACCGGCGGCACCACCCATCCCTGACCATGCAATGGGAACCGCTTCCTCCTGAGCTCGAACCCCTCCCGCACTTCGCTTGCTATCTGCTGCGGGAGCTCAACCTGGCGGATGCACCAACCAAGCAGCAGCTGGGCATCCTCGAATACCTGGAGACCGGCCCTGATCGGCAGATCATCACCGCCTACCGCGGCTGCGGCAAGTCGTTCCTCACCGGTTGCTATGCCCTCTGGCGACTGCGCCAAGATCCGTTCAGGGAGAAGATCTTGCTGGTGGGTGCCACGGCTGACAAGGCGGTGGAGATCAGCACCTGGATGCTCAGGTTGGTCCGTGACATCGACATCCTCCAGTGCTTGGAACCGCTCAGTGATGGCCGTTCTTCTGTCAATGCCTGGGATGTGGGGCCCTCGATCGTTGATCAGAGCCCGAGTGTCCGCGCTGTGGGAATCCTGTCGCCATCGCTGACCGGTAAGCGCTGCACCTGCGCCATCGCGGATGACGTGGAGACGCTCAGCAACTCGATCACACCGCTCAAGCAGGAGCGATTGGCCGCGGCCATCACCGAACTGGAAGCCATCCGCAAACCGGAGGTGGAAGGTGAGCTGCCGCGGCAGACGATCTTCCTGGGTACGCCGCACCTGGAGAGCAGCCTGTACCTGCGGATGCACCGTGAGCGCAGTTATGCGATGCGGCTCTGGCCAGCGCGGTATCCCAACCCTGCTGACCCGGATGAGTGGGAGGCCTATGACGGCAACCTCGATCCGCTCATGGCAGCTGAGGCTGAGGAGGATCCATCACTGGCGGGTGAGCCAACGGATCCTGAGCGCTTTGGCCACCAGGAGCTGCTGAAGCGTGAGATGGCGATGACCCGCAGCTCAGTGCAGCTGCAGTTCATGCTCAACTGCCGCCTGTCCACCCTGGATCGCTATCCCATCCGGTTGGGTGATTTGATCGTGATGGACCTGGACGGCAAGGCCCTGCCGGAAGTGGTGAGCTGGGCGTCAGGGCCGGACCAGCGCATTAACGATCTGATCAGCGTGGGGCTGGGTTCTGATCGGTGGTACTACCGCCCGATGATCAGCCAGGGCTGGGTAGCTCAGGATGAAACCTGGCGGTGCGTGCTTGCGATTGATCCGTCTGGCCGCGGCCAGGACGAGCTGGCCTGGTCGGTGCTGGCTGAGCTGAACGGCAACCTGTACCTGCTGGAGTGTGGCGGCACCACGCAGGGCTATGCCGAGGAGGTGCTGCAGATGCTGGCTGAGCGTGCCAAGCGGTGGCGTGTCAGCCAGGTGGTGGTGGAGAGCAACTTCGGTGATGGCATGTTCGAGGCCCTGCTGAGTCCGGTGATGAACCGGATCCACCCCTGTGGCATCGAGGAGATGCGGGTGACGCAGCAGAAGGAACGCCGCATCGTGGACACCCTGGCCCCAGTGGTGCAGCAGCACCGGTTGGTGGTGAGCAGTGAGCTGATCAGGAAGGACTACCGCGATGCTGAGCGGGACCCTGAGAAGGGCCACCAGCGCTCACTGATGTACCAGCTCAGCCGGATTACGACTGAGCGTGGTGCGCTGCTTCACGATGACCGGATCGACAGCTTGAGCCTTGCGGTGGCGTTCTTCACTGAGGCCGCAGCACAGGATCAACGCAAACAGCAGGCTGCCCGTCAGAGCGAGATCGAGGACTGGACGCGGCAATGTCTGATGGATGAGACCGGTGCCAGTGTCGATGCACTGGCCCTGGGGTTCAAGCCACGCCCGATGAGTCGGTCGTATGGGGGTGTGCACCGTCAGGCAGTTGGGGGGCGGGCCTGAGAGGCAGCACCTTCTTGTCGTTGATGGCGCTGAAGTTCAGCTTGCCGGCCATGCGGCTCTTGAGTTCATCAGGACCTGAGATGCCCAGGTTGGCGGTGATGGCGTTCTGCTTGAGCAGCTGCATGGCCAGCCGCAGATCATCAGCTGTGCAGTCGGTGTCAACCCGATCACGGACGGCACGCACCACCGTGCGGTGCAGGTCTTCCAGTTCTTTCGAGAGCTCAGACATGGGTTGAGGTGGCGTTGTGCTCAGTATGGCAACCGTATTCCTCAGCACCACATCAGTTGGTTACAGTTTGCCCAACCATTGCAGGAGGTTGTCGTGACCACTGCTCAAGAAGTCAGAGAGATTCGCAAGCAGCTGGTGGAGTCAGGCGCTGACCCTTATGAGGTGGCAGCGATGGCATTGGAACAGGCACGCCGGTATCGGGAGCTACTGGCGGAAGCAACTCGGCCAATTCCTGTAAAGTGCCTGCGTCCACCGGTTCGCTATTTCGGCTGACGCAGACCCGCAGACTGCCGCGGACGGTGAGCAGGGGATCCTTGAGATCCCTTGCTATGACAGGCGGGAGCATGGCGGAATTGGTAGACGCAGCGGACTTAAAAAGCGCTGCAGACCATCCCACCACTGCAGAGCAAACGGCAGATCTGGGGTTTGACTGCAGCAGCTGACCACTGGCGGTTCTCTGCACAGGTGGGGTGGAATTGGTGCTGAAAGCACCCAGCTCTGCGCCTTGAACACCGAAAACGCCGCATCCACACCGGTGGAAGAACTGCAGCGGCAGAGGGAACGGCGGGAGATCCGGCGTGCCCAGGAGGCCGCGGTCAACCAGCACAAGGCCCTGATCAGCCGTGGTCTGGTCAGCCGTACCAGACCCGGTGCACGGCTGATGAAGGAGTACGCCGAGCTGCTGTCAGTGAGCCTGGATGAGCTGCTGACTGAGCTGGTGGTGGATCCAGAGAAGCCAGGGCTGTACTTCGCCTACTGGCCGCTGCTGCTGCACTTCTGTGATCGGGGCCCGCGGTCGATTGCGCTGATTGCCCTGGGTGTGGTGGTGAACAAGATCACCACCAGACCAAAGCGATTGGTGTTGGCCCGGTTGATTGGCCGTGCGCTGCAGCAAGAGCTCGAAGCCACCCACATTGCCAAGGACAAGGGGCAGGGGTTGTTCCGCCATCTGCGCAAGGAGTTCGGCCACCGTGCGGTGTCCCCCAAGGTGATGCACCAGTTGCGCGTGGCACCGTCTGGGTGGACCACAGCTGAGCGCGGGGGGCTGGGCAACTTGCTGCTGGAGGTGATTGCAGCGCGGACAGGGTTGATCACCTTTGCGGCCAACCGTGATCAGACGGTGCAGCCCACAGCGAAGGTGGTGGAGTTGATCAAGGCAGAACTGCCATGGCCGCTGCCTATCCGTGAGCTGCCGTCCCTGCTGCCACCGCAGCCGTGGACGGGGTTGAAGCGTGGCAACCAGTCACTGGTGAACGCCCGTCAGGCGATGGCCATGAACCACCTGACGCCAGAGAGCCTGGAGACGGCGCTGACGGTGGTGAACACGGTTGAGCAGCAGGAGCTGGTGGTGGACCCGTGGATGGTGCGTCTGCAGCGCGAGGCATGGGACTGCAACTTGCCGGGGTTGTTCTCGGTGCAGCGCGACCCTGGTGAGCGGTGGTCGCTACCGGAGGAGACGGCATTGCGCTGCCGGATTGAAGAAGCCATCCGCCAGGGAGAGGAGGTGGCTGGACGGCCGATCTGGCTGCGGCACGACTTCGATTTCAGAGGGCGGCTGTATGCCGGCAGCAGGGTGCTGGGGCACCAGGGCCCGGATCACCAGAAGGCGCTGGTGTCATTCGCCTATGGCGAACGGATGGATGACGATGCGTTTGAGCAGCTGCTTGCTGCAGCAGCAGGGCACTACGGGTTGAGCCACAGCAGCTGGGCTGAGCGGGTGCAGTGGGGCCGTGCCCACCTGGATCAGATCGAAGCAATCGCTGAGTGGCCCCTGGACCGCTGTGATCTGTGGCGATCTGCTGCAGATCCGTGGCAGTACCTGCAGTGTTGCAAGGCCATTGCTGACTTCCTGGCGGATGACAGCAGGCCCTGTGGGTGCCCGGTGCGGTTTGACCAGACCTGCAGCGGGCTGGGGATCATCGCGGCACTCACCCGTGACGAGGCCCTGGCACGGCACACCAACATGATTGGCAGCACCCGCCGGGACCTGTACGCCCACATGGCAGAGGTGCTGCTGAACCACCTGCGGATGGATCTGGATTCATTCGACTTCCACGCCCAGAGGCAGGCTGAGATCTGGCTGAAGAAGCCGATCGATCGTTCGCTCACCAAGGTGCCCACCATGACGGTGGTGTACGGGGCCAAATACTTCTCCCTGGTGGACTACCTGCACAGCTGGCTGCAGGACGAAAACCCTGATGTACCAGTGGCTCAGTGGCAGTGGGAGTACACCAGGCCGGCCAACTACATGGCCAAGAAGTTAGGTGAGGTGATCAAGGCTGAGCTGCGCAGCTGCGTTGAGCTGGAGGGCTGGCTGAGGAAGGTCAGCACGGCCTGCATGAAGAAGCAGAAGCCGGTGCGGTGGACCAGTCCGATGGGGTTCCCGGTGTCCTTTGGCGTGATGCTGGAGGGGGAGGAGAAGACCAGCACGGCCATCCATGGTGCACGGCGGTGGCGGCGTCACGACACCGCGGTGGAGCCGGGTGAGCTCAGCGCCAGGAGCACCAACCGCGGGATCACCGCCAACACCATCCATGTGTTCGATGCGGCCCTGGTGCATGCAGTGGTTGTCGCATGTGGGAGGGTCGGTGCACCGGTGCTCACCAACCACGACTGCTTCGCCACGTTGCCGTCCAGGGCGTCATGGCTGCATCGGACGCTGCTGGGTGAACTGCGGTCGCTGTACCTGGGTAACTGGCTGCCTGAGATCCGCCAGGAGGTCAGCCGCAATGCCCGTGTTCAGCTGCCGCACCCACCGAGGGTTGGGGATTTGTGCGAGGGCCAGATCGGCCAAAACCCTTACGTGTTCAGCTGATCTAGGGGTGCGACGCAAATGGACTCCTAGGAGTCATTGCCTGCTGCACCTAGGGGCTTTATGGTCCCGGTGCATTGCACATCTGCATCGCATGCCACGTGAGTTGATCGTCTCCCCCAGGGGAGAAGCGCTATGGGCCAAGGTCCTGGGCGAAGCTGCTGAGGGCTATGAGGACGATGCCCCCAGGGCCTGGTCGATCTCCCTGCTGCTGGATCCCAGCGACCCGGAGACCATCGCCTTCATTGAGCGCCTGGAGGCTCAGTTCTGGGCCCTTCACGGCAAGGGGGTGAAGGTGGCGGCCAACGGCTGGCCGTTTGCTGACGAGACCACCAAGGACGAGAAGGGGCGGCCGGTGCCCACCGGCAAGGTGAAGTTCAACTTCAAGCGCAAGGAGTTCACCGCCAAGGGCAACGCCAAGCCAGCACCGGTGGTGGTCGATGCCAAGAAGAAGGCATGGCCCCAGGAGATGCTGATCGGCAACGGCAGCAAGGTGAAGGTGGCCTTCTCGCCCTGGGCATGGTCTGGCCCCAGCGGCAAGGGGATGAGCCTGGAGCTCGAATCGCTGCAGGTGCTCGATCTGGTGCCGTTCGAGAAGGCCGACGCAGCTGATGCCTTCAGTGAAGAGGACGGTTATGAGGTGGCCACGCCCGAGAGCGAAACCCCGTTTGCTGCTGAGCCTGAACCTCAAGGGTTCTCTGCCCAGCTGCGGGCCCGTGCTGCCCAGGTGATGGCTGAAGCCAAGGACCTGGAAGAGGACGTTCCCTTCTGATGAGAAGCGCGGAGTTCTTGTTCCGTGTGCCCCTGATGTCCAAGGCGAGGCCGCGGTCATCACCGAAGGGCGGCAGGCCCTACATGCCAGCCAC